GCCCTGTTTAATTCCAGAACATAATAACATATGAAAAATTGTAAAGATCGTCCAACAAAGGAAACCTAAATGAGTGTAAATTCACAAAGAAAATACGTAATCGAACGTACGTTAAATGACAATAATAACAAATGAAATGTTATTTTAGATTTTATTTGTTTTGATAACGCATCAACTGCAAATAATAACTATTTGTAATGACAGACCATAAACAATGCGTACGTACTCAATAAGAAATAGTCTCAACATCATTCAACCACATTGCTCTAAAACGCTCAAACGAACTTACCGCTGTCGCCATCGCGTCACCTAAAGCTTCGACGTTAAAATGATTTGAAACACTATAACGTTCTGACAAAGCTGCACCTAATCCAACAAGATTGAACCGACTCAGATAAACGGCCATCGCAGAGCGAGCGCTAATATAACGTTCGTCCCACTTTGGATCACGAGCAGGTATTGCCATTGACCACTTCTCGATCCGCTTGACCGGATCCGGAACACAGACAATCCGACGTTCTTCAGCATTTACCAAAACAAAATTAGATGCAAAGTACGGTGCATTGGTTATATAAAACTTTGCAAGTAAATTGTAATGTTCTGCCAGCAACCGAACCGCCTTATCATCGCCAACCACTACACGCGCACAAATAAGTGAATCGTCTCCCATAAAAACCGCCCACGCTATATCTGATCCCCTATACGCATACAGAACAGACATCATATTTAACAAACCGTTGCCAAACGAGGTCGTTGCGTCCCCAGATTTCCTCTGAAACCGCACGGACAACGATATTCCTGTTGCCATATTACGAATAGAACTTTCAACATGGCCAAGTTTCCACCGTTTCAACATTTCTTCATTCATGCCTAGCATACGATATACATACGTTTCAAGAAGCAACACGAACTCACTTTGAGACTTGTCATATTTACTAAAATCATTTTCAAGATATTTAACATGCACTCCCCAAGGATGATGCACTTGCATCACATTACGTACCTCAGGCATATCTTTTAACAAATTTAGCATAAAGTTCGGCTTCAATAAAGACAACAACCGACGAACTAGAACCCTAAATATAGAACTGAAGATAGTATTTATCAAAGGGAGGTGATAAACTATAACTTGAGGTTCAACCCGATTGCCCAACGGTTTATCAGACAATGGCGGCTTTACATCGGGTTTAATCATAGCTTCATAACGATCAATCTCAAGTTCTTCCCAAGCCTGCGGGTTCTCAACAAGATACTTGATTACTTTCTGCACGGTTTCCGGCTTTGCTTTAGTTGTCCAATCATAAAAGGCCTTTTCCTCAAGCGCCACCGGATCGGCCTGATATTGCTTTAACATATCACGAGCTTCCGGAATACACGCAATATCC